GAAATGCCAACGCCTGCCGCAACTGCACAGGCAGCCGCAGCCGCACAGGTAGCACCTCCTGCTACGCCTATACAAGCAGCCGCACAACAAACTGTGGCACAACGAGCACAACAAATACTTGGTGACAAGTATCGAGCACCCGTTACAGAAACACCAGCACCTATTGCAGGTCCTGCTGTGCCTGCTGGTCCTATCGTTGAAACCACACCTAGAAAACTCACATTAGATGAGATCATGGCTGAGATCAACAAGAAAAAAGAAGGTGTGTTTACTACTGCTGGTGAAACACCTGCCGCACCTCTTGACATTGAAACTGTGCGAACAAACTTTGCCAATCAAATTGAACAGCAACGCAAGGCAATGTCAGACGCACGAACAGAAAACAAAACAACGTATGCTGGCACACAAGAATCACTGGGTAAAACAGATGTAGAACCTGTCAAAGGTTACGCTGGTCCACGTGGTGCGTTTACGCCACCTAAAACAGACATCATTACCACTGATGCCGCACTAAAAGACATGATTAAAGCCAGTGGTGATGTCAAGTCATACAAAAAGAACATCATTGTCAATCGCAATGCCTACAATGACTTTGCCACTGATGCTGGTGTTGCCCTAGATTGGTCAACTGCACCTGATGTCAGTAAAATGGGTGTTGCTGATGCTCGCAAAGCAATAAACAAATGGGTTTACAACAGCATCAAGAAAGAAGCACCTGAATTAGGTATTGGTGTTCGTGGTGAAACAGCCAAAACACAAATGGACAGAGCAAATGCCAATCTTGCATTTGAAGAATTATCAAAATCGCCTGAGCAATTGGCACAAGAAGCCGCCCAAATGAAAGCCGCAATTGAGCGCAGTAAGCGTATGCGTCGTCCTGATTTAAATGAAATGAAAACTGGACCACAATTAGAAGATATTACGGGTGCCGCACAAGATGTTATGCTTCAAAAGTTTGAAACAAAAGGCGAAAGTTTTAATACATCATACACGCACAAGGGTGACACAGTATATGAAACCAAATCACCTGGATACCATAGTGTAGAACTTGAACATCCAGATGGCGGCAGAACTGTATTCAAAGCACATCAATATGGACCAAATGCTGAATATACAAAAATGACTTTTGACAAGGTAGGTCGTCCTACGCCTGTTGAGCGTTCTGCAACACCATTCCCTGATTTTGTTACAGTGGAAAATGTAGCAAAAACTTCTGGTGGAACACCTCCAAGTGGTGTGATGGAAATGCGTACTGCTACACCTAGCACCTTTAAGTTTGGTGAGCAAGAGTTGCCTGTGACCAAACGCAAAAGCGAATGGAAACAAGACCAATTACTTAATCAATTATCGGGTGTAGATACAAGTGCTTATCGTGAAGGAAGTAACATTATAGTAAATTCACCAAATCCATATTATAGAGAAATAAAAGCTCTACCTGGACTGGATACAGTATTGCCGTTTGCAGAATCGCCTACCATTAAAACAGCATCTGATATTAAAACTGGTGTTCGTAAACCAGTACAAGGCAGTAATTTTAATCCAAAAATAGATGCTCCTTTTACAGTTGATGATTTTGCAAACAATAAAGTGCCAGTTGACACTAAATTTAATCATATTATTTTTGATGATGTTACAGATATCCCATTACAAATTGAAAATAATCCCAAGGGATTTAAAGACACTCGTTTAGTGCATCCTGGTGATATTATTACACAACGCATTAAACCGATGGCTGGCATTGATCGCGATGTTATATGGTATAATGATACTGCAGTCAGAGGCAAAACACCTGATGGCAGATTTATTTTTCAGCATGAAGTACCACTTGAAAATGGCACACTAATTAAACGACACGTTGGACCAGATATTACACAAAAATATCACACTATAGAAAGTCAACCAGAATGGTTTACTCAAAGCTATTTTATAGATGACGCGCATGTTAAAATGTATTATGTTCCAAAAAATTCAAAAATGAAAACACAAGAATTTACTGTGGATCAATATGAAAAATTGCTAAAAAACGATGATGGAGCACCATTCTTTACTGATATTCCATTGCCAAGCACACGCAAGATTAATGCAATATTTGACACAAAGAAAAAAGGTAAATAAGCACTATGACAACAACTGAACAACTAACCCAAATCTTCAAAGATAACTTTGTAGCCTATTTCCGTAGCCATGCCGCACATGTAAACATTGTGGGGCGTAACTTTGCCAGCGATCACAAGTTGCTACAAAAGACCTATGAGGACTTACAAGGGCAGATTGACACTCTTGGTGAATTGCTACGCACCCTAAAAGAATACATGCCCTGCGACATCAGTGAAGTCATTGCTGACAGCCAATTGAGCACAGATGCCATTGAAGGTAGTGCAGATGAATTGATTTCCGCAGGCATGGATGACCTAGAACACCTAGCCAGTGAGCATCGTGACCTTGTGACTATTGCCACCGAAGAAGGTGAAGATCAGATTGCCAACTACGCACAAGATCGTGTGTTGGCACTGGAGAAACATATCTGGATGTATAGAGCAACCCTAGATTAAGTTAAGCCACCAGAGTGTGATTAAGAACCAGATGATTTTGTGGCTTTCTAATCTGGGCATCAACGAATTGGCAGGCGAGCTTATATAACACTCAACTTTTTATATGCAAAACTTCCACGAACACTATAGCCCCTGCGTGTGTGCATCTTCAAAAATGCCGCTTGGTCGTTTCGCATGGTTGTGCTACACAAGATAGGCACCTCACAGAATTTAGTAAATCGTTCCCACAATTCCATCATGTCATCAACCAACCTAACTCTTTCACGCACACTCAACTTTAAGTCAACGTGTGCCATACGTACAGTGACCATCTCATCGTCACTCCAACAAGCACGTTCTCCACGTTTAGCCCAAGTGTATGCCAAGAGCGAGTTGTTTGGATCACGAGCAACACTTACAAGTTCAGTATGAGGCATGTAATATTGATTAACCACAGCAATAGTCATGTTGCGACTATAGGTCTTGGGTTCTGGTGTAAAAATAAGATCAATTTCTTGTTGAAAATGGGTTTCTGCCATCTTAACAATATCCTCAATATCAGTGCCATCGGCAGGTCGCCAAGTATAATTCATTTCAGTTCCTTAAAACGTGTATTTACACCTGTAAGGTGGCTACGTTTAAATGCTAAATAATCACATGGTAAAGAACACTAAAACAGAAAAGAAATCTCATGGCGGAGCCAGATCTGGTGCTGGGCGTCCCAAAGGCACTAGCAATAGACTAACTGCAAAAGAGATTCTTGACACAGCCGAAAACATGCTGGGCAAACCCTTTGTGGTCAGCTTAATGGAAGGCTACATTGACAGCATCAATTCTGGGGACGCACGTAATCGTGTGACCTATGAAAAGATTATCCTAGATAAAACTGCTACAACTATTATTGAAGCAGAGATCAGTGATAGCACAGATGCCATCGCACAGAAACAAGCGGCTTTTGCTGAAGCACTTGCCAAATTGGTAGGAGTTGGTGGAGACACTAAATAACTTTATGACAGCAAAGAAAACTTCAGGCTTGTATGCAAATATACATGCCAAACAAGACAGAATAGCCGCAGGCTCTGGAGAGCGTATGCGTAAGCCTGGAACCAAGGGAGCACCGACTGCCAAGGCTTTCAAAGAATCAGCCAAAACGGCTAAAAAAGGAAAAACAAAATGAAGCATAACAGCATGACACAAGGTGACATGAACCTAGATTTCAACGGCATGAAGGGTGATGGCGTTAATCGTGGTGCAAACAAATTCGCAGGTAATCAACACGCAGGTGTTCAAAACCCCAGTAAATTAATCACTGGTAAACGTGGTCCCACAGTGGGCAACAAGAGTGATGATGACAGCACATATCCAGATGCCGCAGTAGTTCCAAAACTACCAGCACAGGGTAGTGTTCGTGACAACATCAATCGTGGTCCTCAAGTTCGTGAGAGTGGTGGCGGTCGTTTTCCTGGAACTAGAGCATGGATGCCTAGTGATGGTCAAAACTACAAGGGCAACGCAGACAAGATCAATGTAGGTCGCGGTCCAACAAAAGGAAATCAACTATGAAAATGTCTAGTTCAAACCCACAAAGTAAAGCTATCAACCAAAAACGTGGACCCACAATGGGCAACCAAGATTTAGGTGACAAGCGTTCAACTTTTATGAAAGAAAAAGCCAGTAGCGGTAATGAGAAATCAGCCTTGGCAGACATGGTTACTAACGCAGTAGCGGCTCGTGGAACAGGTATGAAACCATTCATTGATCCAACAGTAGAAGGCTTACATGCCAATACCAATGTTGGACCAAAGAAAAACTCCACTGCTGATGGTGCTAAATTACCCAGTAAGTATAAATCACCTAAAAAGTGATGCTAAATAAACAGGAGGCACTAGCCTCCTGTATTGAATTGAAAATTTAAGGAAAAGATATGAGCAATACTCCAACACCTGTGGGCGATGCCCCAAATCCTTGGGAAGAAGCCAAGACAGCAGCCATAGAGCCTGCAAAAGAAACCAAAACAAAAAAGAACAAAGTTGATTGGGTCATAGGCGTACCTGAGACTAAACCTGCGTTACCTGTGAGTGACATGGCTGGTCAGTATGACTTGGAGGGTCTAATGACGGACTTTCCCACGGCAAAAGAACTTGAGAGATTTGTATTTGATGAAACGGGGATTGTCCTGAACCTAAAGGGCAGAGCCAATAAACTAAAGTATCAAACTGCCATGGACGCACTGAATGGTGTAGAAGTCAATCCCATGTTTATTGGTAATGAGAATCCCTACTTGGATAAAGTAGACATGGTTCCAGAAGAACCCATGCCACCTATCCCCCCACGTGATTCAGGTTTACCGCCTGAAAGTGAATTACAAAATTATTTCTTCAGTCCTTTTGTTCCGCATCCAGATCCAGAATTCAGAGCAGTTGGCAAGAAATGCCACTGCACATTCCGCAAGTATAACGATGGCACCATCAGTTATGAAATCAATGGACCATGGGAAAAGAAAGAATCTGGCACAAAGATTGACAAGTATGGTCGCACACGCCCAGAAATTATCAAATGGATTGGTGCCGCAACTGGTGAACAAATGGTTCAACGTGAAGATGGCACACTGACTCCCACAGGTCGTAGATTACGCACCATGATGCAGAGCATGAGAATCAATGCTGGTAATATTTGGGATACATTTGTTGACAGAGACTTTGGTCAATTCAACCAAGAAGCCATTGTTGATCCATGGGGCACGGATACCAGAGTATGAACACGCCAGTAAACCGCCAAGTGCGTGATGGACAAAAACATCAATTGGAACAGGATGCCATGGTTCGTGATACCTTGATAATGCAAAAAATCAATGGAGCACACAGAGAAGCATTTAAATTCAGGTTTCCTGGACAAATTGAACATTGTATGCGACTCACAGCAGAACGCCTACAAGCAATCCTGACACGCAAACCCACTGAACTCAGTGATCCAGACACATGGAATTGTAGTGCGGCTGAAATAGCACACATGAGTGAAGCCTTGTGGCACTTGAGTGTCATTAGCCAAATCTATCCAATGGAAGTGCCTGATGAACCTAACAAAGCATGACTCTGCCCTAGTTGACATTGAGGGCAAGTGGTATAAAGAGCAGTTGTTTTTAACTCTAGTGCGAACTGATGATGGCAAAGAAATAAGCCATTTTCATTTGGCACTGGATGACATTGACCTAGAACATTTTATATCTACCCTAATAGAATTCCAGAGGTAATATGATCGGCAACGATGTATTAATGAGCAGAGCATTACGCTGGGCAGTGGATGAGCATCACTTGCCCATGGATGCCTTAGCCAACCTAAATGGTGATGTAAAAACAAATCTCATGGACCTGAGTGTGAGTGTTGCTGAAGATATGCGACACAATCAACTCAAATACTTTAGACCATTTGAACACCAAAAGAGTTTCTTTAAAACTGGCTCAAGTGACCGCAGAGGAATACTTGCGGCAAACCGAGTTGGCAAAACAGTAAGCACCTGTTATGAAACAGCCTACCACTTAACTGGATTATATCCTGAATGGTGGGAAGGCTATCGCTTTACCACACCTATCACTTGCATGGTTGCTGGTGAAGGTTGGTCGCAGGTTGCGTTGGTATTACAGAACGAATTGCTTGGAACACAGGATCTC